TTTTTAGTTTTAACCGTAGAATATGTTCCTACATTTTCATATGAAAAATACTCGCCATATGCGTATGTGTTTATCCCAATACTTGACTTATCTAAAATTGTTTTAGTAATACCAGAACATCCATAAAACTGATTCAGTGACTTTGAAGTATAAGCGACCACTCCGTTAGTGTTATCATTAAAGGTAACATAAAGTTCTCCTGTATTTCCAAATCCAACAGTAGAATCGACATCCAGTGTTGTTGGGCCAGACGACACTAGAATTTCTCCTCGCATAGAGGTATGATTCTGACAGACATAATAATATATGCCAGGTGCTACTCCATTAGTATCCCATGAGACGGTTCCGACTTGCGCTCCATTATTTGTTAAAGTCCCAGTAGTAACATTATTACTAGTCCCTGTGGAATTGATTGTTTTTATTCTAAACGGATGTCCAGATGCATTTATATTGAATATTAAAATGTCTCCCACCACCACACTGAGAGTTGGATTACTTCCGATAGCATCACCAGTAAAAACATAGTTGCCCGATCCATTATTTGTTACACCATAAGTTTTTGTGGCGCCAGCACTTATAGTTCCGATTAGTTTTGTTTTTGGGTGAATCGAGAATGCCCCATAGGTTGCTCCATCAACTCTTGAATCTCTATCATATCCAGCATCAAGACTTAAAGTATAGTAAGTTTGTCCTAACCCAGAGACATTTTTTGAAATATTCCCTATTGGTGCATATGCTTTTGTAAATAAATTGCCGTATTGATTTTGTTTTAACGTACTATTTTCTAGTTTTAGAGGATCTCCTTCTATTGCTTCTACAACCAGATTTTTTACAACTTGATAATTTGCAGATGAAGGAGTAAAAAGATAATCACTAGGTCTAACAATCTTTACCTCTTCATTATACAGTGATTTAAATAAAATTTCAAAAGATCTATCAGTTCCTCTAGTTGAGTAAAAATCTTTAGACTGTTTTATAAAAAGATTTTGATTTAATTGATTTGTTAACTTTCTATTCTCTAATCCTGGCAGAAATTGTTTTTTTAATTTAATTAAAAATTCTTTTAAAAATAAAATACTTAGATTTTTTATTTCATCTCCTTTTCTGATCAATACATTGGATGAATTATAGTCACTACCCTGATGTTCTGCAGAATTTGAGGAGGAAAACGTTAGTTGCTCTGGTTTATTATTAGTAATATAAGTGGTTATACCACTAAAACCCCTAATGCACCCAGTAAAACTACTGGTCGTAATTCCGGTGTATGTAATAATTTCATCATTAATCTTTAAAAGTCCATATGAGTTTGGAAATCCTCTAGTTCCACTTGGAGACTGTAGTAAATCAATGTTAATTGTTGTAGTTCCAAATTCCAGATCATTTGATAATATTACACTATCTGATAAGTTTGTAATTTCATTTAATTTAATATATTGATCGATATTATTGATAAGATCAATTGGAGCTCCTTGAAATTCTTGAGAGATGTAGTATTGTTTTAAAAATTCTGATATTAAAGGGAACTCCTCCCTAACATAAGAGGGAAGTTGATTTTGAACTACATTGCTAAATTGAATTCTTTTTTCTGACATTTTAATATTTTATTCTTAATTATGGGTATCCATATGAACCAGATGAACCAGATGAACCAGATGAACCAGATGAACCAGATGAACCAGATGATGATGTTGGTGCTGAGTAAGTTCCAGCGGCCGCAGATGAAACTGATGTAGTTGATGTAGTTGATGTAGTTGATGTGGTCGGAGTTCCAGTTCCAGTTATAACCGCAGATGACTCAACCAATCCCCCAGGACGAACGAGGAAACCATTCGCATAACTTGAAGATGATATGTAAGTTGATGCTGATGGATCTAGTCCAGATGAAATGTTATCTACAACCATATCAAAAATACTATTACTAATATCTAGTTGTAAATATAAGTCCTGTAATCCTACAACGTCATTAGAAAGCGGAGAGGTTGAAATTTCTATGATTGTCTGACCATCTTTTATTTTTCCTGCTTGAACATTAACTGGATTTAAAGTTATGATCCCTTTTTTATAATCAATTTTTCCAACATTTCTTCTTATGATTGTTGGACTTGTGGAATTTGGTGATGGAACTGTAAAAAAGAAGAGAGATCCAGTTATTCTGTTTGTATCTGGTATGTCAGACAGATAAACATTTTGTTGAATTCCAGCAATTCTAAAAGCACTTGATTTAATATTATAACCACTCATGTTCTTAATATGAAATTCATTTCCGAATCCAATTTGATATTCTGCAAAGGTATTTAATGTTACTCTTATATCTCTTCTCATTTGAACCGTGGTAATATTCGAAGTCACAGACTCATGACTATTATCAATAATTCTTAAAAACTTACTATATTTAAATCTCGCACCATATTTGTTTAGTTCTGATGATTCTGAATATTGAGATGCATTATTTTGAACAATCGTGGAAACATATTCTGGAGAGGAAGCCAAATTGGTATTATAATAAACTCTTGAACTAACTTCCAAATAAAGATATTTTAAATCAAGAATTTCTGGCACAATTCCTGCAACTGCATACTTTTTGAGTTTAAGTTTAATATTTTCTTTAATTAAATTTGGGATAAAATCTCCAGTTTTTGGTTTAATGCTAATAAAAACCTTTCCATATTGTGGAGGTATGGTCTCCTCCCCACCAAAAACAGAAATTGATTCTGTCTCTGGATAAATTCTTGCTGGTATGAGAGTTTCATAATCTTCTGCAGTTAAGACTCTATTTTGAGATGCGTATATGCGAGGTGCAAACTTTTTAATTGAATCCACAGATTCAATTTGCTCCCCACCCGATGCGATTAAACCAGTTGTAAGTAAAGAAATACCAGAGGTAACTGTATAATCGACAGAATTTCTAGTATAGGTGAGTCTACCCGCAAATGTAAATTGACTTATTCCATTCGCACTATCTCCATTTGTTACGATGTAGTCTGCAGTGATATAGTTTCCTTCCTCTAATTTTTTTCCAAATATACCATCACCAAATAGTATTTCGTACCTTTCATCTTCAATCTCTTGAAGATAATAAACATTAGAATTTGATTTTACTTCAAATAAACTATCTTGTAATACATAATTAACTTGAGATGTTGAGGTTTCGTTCGATCTTATTTTAACAGAAATTAAACTAGTATCAATACCAGCATTTGGAAGTATAAATCTACGATTTGGATTTCTTAAATCATAAACAAAGTTTGATGTTAATAAATTACCTTCATAAATTTTAAGATCATCAAAAGACGCGATTCCATTAACAACAGCAACAGTGATATCATCTAAAATTGAAAAAACAAAGGATTGATTTCCAAAAGCTCCAGATGTTGTAGCGACCGGACCTTTCCTTAAAGTAATCGTAGCTGGTGGAGGTGTAATATTTGTAGTGTCAATAAAGAAACTAACAGATGCCCTTGCTGCTTTTTTTGATTTAGGAACATAACCAATATTTCTTGCAAGTGCAACAACGTTTTCCCTAAGCGTTGCACTATCAATAAACACTTCATTTGCAACCATGTTTGCATTATATGAGGTAATATAGGTGTTGTATGCCAGAACATCAATAATTGTAGAGAGGTTAGACCCTTCAAAGTCATAATCAGTGAAGTTAGAGTTAGACTTTAAGTAATCTTTAAGAGTAGTTTTTATCTGATCGAAATCAAGATTTGAAAAGTTTACTAGTGGCATTTTATCTAGTTGGTTGCAAAATAAATTGTAATTCTTGCGAAGGAGAGTCGATCCCTACTATATTGTATATGATTACTGTATTGAATGAATTATTATCATAGTCAGGAAACACTTCAACATTTTTTAATTCTACTCTTGGTTCAAAATTTACAATGGATGTTGCAATTTCATCCCTAATATTTGATGCTGATATCTCATCAATATTTTCAAATAATAATCTACTTACTCTAGATCCAAAAATAGGGTTAAAGAATTTTTCCCCAGGAAGAGTAAATACAATATTTCGTATAGAACGTGCAATTGAAGTTTCATTTTTGAGTGCGATTAAGTCACTATTCAGGGGATTAATCTGAAAAGTCATACTAATGTCTTTAAACCCTTGACTAACCCTTTCTAGAGGCATCGAATACTATAATTCTACCTTATTTATTAAGGATTTTTGGATTCATAAAGAGGTTCAGTTCCATATTCCCAGTCATCATAATCCTCATCATTGCGAATTTTTTCATGAATTTCATTTTGATGATAAAAATCGTGTTTTTTGGGTGTTAAATCATCATTTGCGATCTCACGAAGCATTTTTGGCTTCTGAATTTTGGTCTCCCAACCATATTCACTTGACAAATACTGAGTTCCCCACTCATTTTTCATAAAATTTTCATCTTTATCGACTTTTTTGGTCATTTTGCGCTCCTGATTCGTTAAAATCAGAACTTTTTACGGGGTTGCTATCCCGTTCTTGTGCTGTTTTCCAAAAATATTCGTCTTCATTACCCATCGCAAGTCGTTCATAACTGTTTTCAACCTGATAATACCGAGTGGAGACCTTAAAATCGGGTGTTTTTGGTTCTTTAGGCGTCAAACTATTGTCATAGATACGAATTCTGTTATTAGGATAAAGTGCAAACTGCCCGTTTTGCAGTTCAATTAGATTATGTGACTTGTGTTCTGCTGGATTTTCACTTGTTGCATAGTCAATCACATCTGGATCTTGATGATAGTTGTCTAGAGTGCAGATATATGTGCCTTTTTGAGGTCCAAAGTCACGGGTATAACACTCATAATCCATAGATCCAATAAATTGTTTCTGAACTGCAACAACTCCATAGTCCATACAATTCCAGAATTGTAGATTAGGTAAGTTCAGATCAGGATCTGGTGTTTCAGGACGTGCTACAAAGGCACTGATAGGCAGCTTATCGTACATTGCAGCATACTCTGGTAAATATGTCTCAAAATAAAAAGCGCGTCCAGGTATCGACTTAGCAGATACCCAAACGCCTTTTACAAACTCACCCCAACCACTTTGATGATCAGTCAGATACTCTTTACGAATCCAGACTTCTTGTGAAGGTAGATTAGTGATTAAGCAAGACATAGATTAAGTTTTATCTTTTAACTATTTACCCTGTCCGCGATACTTTTTTTTACGTCTATTACGAGAAGTTGCCGAGAGAAGAGTCCGAGGAGAACGCCCTTGACGAGTTTTCTTCGGTGCTCCAGGTTCAAATATAACCTTATTCTGTCCTTTAGCCATTTAGAGTGCCTCCATCAAATAATACGAGTCTTTTCGTGCCCAACACGAATACGAGGATCACACCAAATCTCAAATCCCGCATCCTTTGCATCCAAACAGAATGAAACATCCTCACCACACATATCCTGCACATTACCAGATTCAAAGACCTGCATTTTCGGAGCAAACCAAGGATATTCTAGATTTTCAAAAACACCTTTCTTAATCAGAACCCAACCAAATCCAGTGTAATCCACCGTGAAAGGCTTTCTACGCTTTTGAATTGAATCAACTGTTTCATGATTCATTACTCCACCATTTTTGCGGAAATCATCTTCCTCCAACCAGTGTGCGACAGAGGTTGTGTGGCCATCTTCGGTTGCATACCATCCAGCAGCAATCTCTCTTTCTTCACCATTCTCTGGAAGAGCGAGATCACAAAGTTGCCAAAACTTGCTTGTGTCAAAGACAATATCCGAGTCAATCCAAAGTTGATAATCATACTCCAGTTTGCCGTCCCAAGGAATTTGTTTCGGACCACGAAGAACATTCGCACCTAAACACTTACAACGTGCAAAGTTCACCATTGATGAATAATCTTGAGAGATCTGAATACTCATCTGATTCTGTACCATATCAAAGCACAGTTGTACGAAGTTCTTCAGAAAAATAAAAGAACATCCACGACCAGGAAGACAGAACACGATTGTCTTTCCACGCATTCTTTGTTTAATCTCATCAATATCCCACTCTGCCTCTTTTGGTTTTGGAGCGGTTGCTTTTACAGTAAATCCTTTTGCCATAAAGTTAGTTTAACCTTCAACTTCAATTTTAACAGTTTATATATGCTTTTGTCAATGAGATGAATTTATAATTGTTTCTTTGTTCGCGGTCAGTTCTATGAAACTTAAATCGGTTTCCGTGTATTCAGTTTTCATTATCCCTACCAGTCTATGTAAAGTTTCCCATGTTAAAGCAAACTCTTCTTCCTTCAGAGAGTGAAATAAACATTTATCTTTTGCGTATATGTGATAAACCTTTTCCATGAAAATTTTATGGGGGCAAATTTTTTTTTGCGTAATGTATATAGAACCTGATTTACCCTCCGGAAAATTTTTATGATTGTAATAATTAGAGGTCGATTTGTCACCTCTGTAGGTTAGGGTAGTTAGGGGTTTTTGAAACGGCATCACGCCGCCGCGACGCCATCAACAACGGGCGGCAAAACACTGTCCCTCACTGATATCTACGAGTATAACATAAACGCCCCCCAGTGTCAACATCGCTGACGCTCTGTCTGACGACCAGGGGACGCACAGTTGTTAACAATCAGAACTCGATAGTGCTCTCCTCAGTATCACTCACAGCTTCAGCAGCGAGAGCATCAAGAATCGACAGAAGTTCGCTGCCAGTGTTACCTTGAGCGAGAAGAGAAAGTGCAATCGACTTGGACATTTTGTGTGTTTTGTGTTAGAATAGGTGTGGAACGTTAAGTGTCTTTATAGGGGCGCATCTCATTCCCCTCGCTGATACTTACCTTGCGACAAGAACTCTATCATCTTGCCGATAAAAGTGCAGCACCTCAGAATAGTCTACTGTGCTGACTGGTTGTTGATACTCTACGTGACGATTGATAGCAGCACGACATTGCTCTGCGATCTGATCCAGAGTATAACGGGACGACGGAATGTAACGCATAGAGTGTCAGTAACTGTGTG